ATTCCAGCATAACGGCGAGGCAAAAGCGAACTTAGCAGCCCTTCAAAAGATCTCCTCGAATTGGGAACAAGGCCAGTACGTGGAGAAGGGTGGCTGGGCGACACCACCCGGCGCTACTTCGAGCGACTACCAGTTGGCGAGGTTGTGTGCAGAAAAGCTGATCCAAGCCAAAACCCCAGTCCAATGAGCTGAATTGTTTCCGGCGCGGCCGAACGCTGTAATCGGGTCCGGGCGTCGTCATCAGTCCGGGCGGCGGATGAGGCGGCGCGAATTCCTGACGTTGAGCCGAAGCCCAAGTACGGCGAGACGCGCTGCTACATTCGCGATCCTGATGGCTATATTATAGAAGTTGGGCAAAGCAACGCCGGGGTTGCTTACGGCTGAATCGACGAGTTAATCAAATGGCTTCGCGACTTCCGTTGTTGGCCGATTCTGTTGAAAAAGTCCTTTGCGGCGCGCACGCCCATTTTTTAAAGGCTGCCGATGCGCTTGACGCTTTTGGATGCGGAGGACCACGTCAAACTACAAAAGATCAATCAGCGATCTTCTTACTCTTGCGGCGAAGGCCTTTATTGCCAACGTTCAGCCCGAGCCGATTTCAGCGAGATTTTTGTTGTCGCGTTGCTTTCGACTTTTTCAACAGTATCGGCCCCTAGCAGATATCCACGACGAACGCCGGGATGTCCGCTTTTGGGGTTGGAGCTGACTTACGCTGGGGCAGGGCCGGAGGTCTGCTTGTGACCCGGACCGGACATTCGTCGGAGGAGCGGGTCAAGAAATGTTTGGGTTCTTGGAGGAAGCCTTCGGCGACAACCCGAAGTTGGGGCCATTCACGGATTTGCTGCTAAACTTAGCAATTCTGCGGGCGTGCTCCCACAGCTCGACATTACTAACGTCGGTCATTTGCTCAGCGCACTTCCTTGCCGCGTCGTCGTCGACGCACTCGAGGTCGACAGCTCTAATGTGATGGCCGTCACGGGTGATAAGATACGCTTTATAGTGTGACATAGCCGACGCTCCTTGATTAGGCGGGAGCATGCGGGACTCTCTGTCACCGATAACAGCCAAGAGCAGGGCGATGATGGGGTCAATCTGCTCCTGCTTTATGTTCAGAACGCGACCCAATGGAACTTTAGGAGGGTTTTATGGGTCGAGTGAGTGACCCGCAAAAGCCGGTGCCGCCGAAGCTGATATTCATCACCTTCTTCCTCGTTCTGCGGTATCAAGTCAGTTGAGGCTCTGAGAAATGCTTGCAACGTGGCTCTACATCACCTGTGCCACTGGAAGGCAAGGGCTTACTTTGAGGCCTTGGTGATCTTGTGCTCCAAGTGGCCGGTCTGATGATCACGGCGGAGCTGGCTCAACGATGTCTCGTTCAGCTTAAGCAGAACCTCGCTGAGCTTCTCGGTGTCAGGATAGCCTGCTGCGAAACTCTGGCCATACACCTTGCGCAACGTGCGAATGAGGGTGTTGCCGTGTTTGGCGCTGATTTCGCCGTCCTTGTTGCGGTGACGATTGTCGAGAGTTGGCTTGCTCATGCTGCCCTCCGCTGTGCCCGCGCTGACAGCATCCACCCGCCGAGATCAAATGGCAATAACGCGTGCTCGGAAATGACTAAGGCGGCCATTCTGGCTGCGTCTGTCCTGGAGCACGGTTACGTCTCGCCTGATCGCAGCGCTGCTTTGTATTTCCCGCTTATAAAAGAGGATCGCTTAGACACGAGCAAGCAGATTTGCGACCGCGGATGGGTACCATCTGCCGCCACGAGCGGATTTCACCCCGCGACGATTGAGTTCGGCAGCCATTGAGCGAAGCGTATTCGCGCCCTCGCTGCGGATGGCCTCGACAATAGGCGTGAGACTTTCGGCAAATCGATCGGCAGCCTGGCACAGCGAAGCCCTGCCGATCGAGCCGGCGAGCGTTAAATTGTGGGGATTTCCCAATATTGCGCCTGAGGCCTTCTTCGCCGCCAGCGCCCCCCGCGTCCGCTCGGATATGAGACGCCGCTCCTTTTCGGCCAGTGCGGCATACAGGTGGAGCATGAAAGGATCGGCATCCCTGCCGAGCTCCGCGACCATGAACGGAACCCTCTGTGCCATCAGACCGGCCACAAAGGCGACGTCGCGGGAAAGACGATCCAACTTGGCAACAACTACGCTGCACTTCGCGGCCCTGCCTGCCGAGAGGGCGGCTGCCAGCTGCGGCCGACGCTCCAGGGCATCGGCCCCCTTTCCGGTCTCTGCCTCTACAAACTCAGCAATGATTGAGAGCGACTCGGATTCAGCGAAGCGCTGGATCGCCGCGCGCTGGGCATCAAGGCCGAGGCCGGAGCGGTGCTGTCGTTGCGTAGAAACCCTGAGGTATGCGACCGCCTGCTCCATGTCCAAAGGGCATACCACCGTATGGCGTGTGGTCGTAGCGCAAACAAGAGCAACGTTGTTGCTGTTTTCATGTTGCAGCGGCGCAGACAAACCCCGAACTTCCGTTGTTGCTCCGCGACATGAACGAAGGCGGTCGACAATCGACGAGTTTGCCGGCGCTTGCATGTTGCGGGATGAACGATTGAACGCAACGCTGGCCAATTGTGGCCCTCCTATTGGCGGTCCGCGCTGCCTTGCTTGGCGTACTTTTCTACCCACTCCTCAATGGTAAGGCACTTGCCTGGCACGATCACAATCGGTTGCCGCAGCAGCCGGCACGCCGCCAATCGCAGCCGCTCCTCGGCTGTTAGCGGTTCGCTTAGATGGACGACGTAAGGAAGGCCATCTCGGCTATCGGAACTAGCGGTGCCTGCCCTAACACGCCGGATGATTTCAGCCGCGACATCCTGGACGCTCGCCTTCGATGCAACGCGCTTGGACACCTAAGCGCTCACGTGCTGGGCACCAGTCGCAGGAGCTTGCCGTCGCCAGCATCCGGAACTGACGATGAGACTTCTCCATCGATCGTCCGGATCGGCGCTAACCCGACTTCCCCGCCGAGGGTGTAGATAAGAGCAAGCAATTCCTCGTCCGATAGCTCGCTCAGATCCTTTCGCCCGATGGAGCCGGAATGTTGTAGTTCGACCGGCACCTCTCGCCATTTTGCCCGGGTCTTTAGCCAGAATATTTGTGCCGTGACATTGCCGTTCTTTGCCGCATTGAAGAGATAGCCAGCGACCTGCGCGTTGGCCTTGGTCTCGCCAAGGTCCAGTTCATCGCGATAGTGCTTGCGGAGAGTCTTGGGGTCCACGCCGAGCACGGCGGCAATATTGATCTCGGGGATGCCATAAGCTGCCATGGCCTCGACCTGGCGGCGCTGGGCCAAGTCCGGCTTATGGGCGCGTCGTCCCATCAGCCTAGGCTCGCAACCTGGCGCTCGATGCCGGCCTCGGCAAACGAGGTTCCGACGCCCTCCAGCTTTGCGTCCTGCCCCGTAAAGGCCTGCCATCGAGACACCGCTACATCGACGTAGGCCGGATCGATCTCGATCGCGAGGCAGGAGCGGCCGGTCATTTCTGCCGCAACAATGGTCGTCCCCGATCCGCAGAACGGATCGTAGACGGCCTGACCTGGCGAGGAGTTGTTCTCGATCGGCCTTCGCATGCACTCCACGGGTTTCTGCGTTCCGTGACCGTGTCCGTCGTCATCACGGGCATTAATGGTCCATACCGTCGATTGCTTGCGATCTCCACTCCAGTGCGCTCCGGATGTTCCTCGGACCGCATACCAGCAGGGTTCGTGCTGCCAATGGTAGTGGCCCCGGCTGAACGCGAAGCGATCCTTTGCCCAAATGATCTGGGCACGCATGTCGAAGCCCGAGGCTTCGAGCGATTGTTTGACTTCACTCGTATGCAGGCTTGCGTGCCAGATGTATGCAACCGTGCCCGGAAACAGCGCCCAGGCTTCCCGCCAGTCGTCCTGGTCGTCGTTGACGACCTTGCCCAGCTTGCGGGGATTGAGGTTCACACCGGCGCGCTTCCGCCATGCCGGGTCGTAGCTGACGCCGTAAGGCGGATCGGTCACCATCAGGTGCGGGCTTACGCCGGCCAGCAGCGCACCGACGTCGTCCTTGGATGTGCTGTCACCGCAGACAAGCTTATGACCACCCATAACCCAGATGTCGCCCGGTCGCGTGACCGGATGGCTCGGCAAATCGGGCACATCATCGGGATCGGTTAGTCCCTCCGTGGGACGTGCCACCAGCGATGCCCGCTCCTCATCGGAAAAGCCAATCAGGTTGAGATCGAAGCCCAGGACCTCGAGCTCACCGGATCGTGTCCCGTAGCGTGGTGTAGCTGGGTGCGGGTTCACCACATCGCCGGCATTGGCCGGATTTGTCAGCTGGCGATTGCCGGGAGGCTGACGGTGGGATCATCGCCCAAAGGAGCGATGG